TTCCTGCCTACTGGATCCTCGCCAAAATCCTTATCTCGTTTGGTTTCAAATGAACCTTTGTATTGTTTTGGCTTACCTTCGTTCTCTTCGCGTTCATCCTGCGTGTACAACTCTTTGTTATTTTCACCATACTGACCGGGCAGGAATTTGGATGAGACCTGCAATGTCGCAATGTCCCATGGTGTTCCGTATGACTTTCCGGTTTCTGCTGGGTCGTTGCCTTCATCTGTTATTTGTTTGAGTCGGAACGAATGCTTGGCGCTCTCAACAACCATATCCCGTTCATTCTTCCATTCTTCATCAGTCATACCGAAAATATTTTCGTATATGTATTTGTCACTAAACAAATTGCCTTCCTTCATAGACTTTACCAAATCAACCTTGGAAGTAAGTACATCTATTCGTTGCCTTTCATAAACTAAACTTGGGTTTGTTAGTTCCAGTTCAAAGTTTAACAAATCGTCATTATCAAACCCTTGAACATACAGGTGAATGAGTGCAATCTTATAAAGTTCCGAAGTAAATACTTTTTGAACCCGCTCAATAGTTCGTGCGAATCGTATATCAATCTGCGCCAGTGATCCTTTATCTGTTCCGCTTTCTTCAATATATCCCAAGTATGGTTTTGGAACTTTGAGTGCAGAAATCATTTTGTTCTTGAAGTATTCAACATCCTCTTTCATACCATCGTTATTCAACCCCGGAAGAGTTTCAATGGATGTACCAGTATCTCCACCACGAACAGGCATGTAAAAATCTTCCACGCTGTTCATAAGATTATATCTAAGATCGTAGTCACCTGTGCTTGGATCTATATATGGAATCTTCTTCATTTCCCGAGTTATTTCTTCCATGTACGAATCAACTTCTTCGGGAGCAATGTTTCCAACATCAATCTTGAACAATCTTCTTTCCGGTGCGCGCATTATTCGAGAAATCAACATACTGTCTTCTGCCAATAACAGTCGTTTGTATTCCTTTCTCGCTCCTTCTATTACTGATTTTCCATATGGTAAAAAATTCGTATCCCCAAGCAATCTGAAATGCGCTATCTCGTATTCCTCAAAATGCATATTAGTATTGTTTCGAAATCCGTAATCTCCCTCGTATCTAAACCTGACTTGACTTGGATTCTCAATACTTCCCTCTTCACGAACAATCAATGTTGGGTGAATAGGCATCACATTGACAATTCCGACATTTTCGGCAACTTGACAATACAAGAACGAATCACCATATTTGCAAGTAGTTCTGATCCACTGCCACAAATTAAACTCAATGTTCAAAATGTCATAGAACAGATTGTGAAGAACTTTTTTTATCTGAGCATTGTCCGTCCGGATCATCAACAGTTCTTTGGTTGCCGACAAAGTAGTAGATTCATCGGCATATATATCCAGTGCGCTTGATACAATAGAGTCGGTGTCCATCAATTCATAATCAATGTACATCTGCTTTTTGATTGCCTCAAACTCTTCATTGGTAAAACCCGAACCGTATCCGGATGTGGAATTGAAACTGCGACCATTACGCCATTTGGCTCTCGTTCCGTAAGTGGTTGGAGATCCTACCGACTGACTTTTGTTTACATCTAATGTTTTTAAAGATCCGTTTGGCATCTTTTTCACAATAACATTTCGGGTAAACAACTTTTGTAATACTTCTCTGAATGATGCCATTTATAAAAGCCATTTTAAATTTTCTTTATTTGACCCGATGTCCATAGTCCAGTTCTTTCCATCTGTACTTGTCTGTTTGAATACGGATCGGTGAGTATTTTTCAATGCCTGTTTTGCAATTCCTATACCAAGCATTCTCAACTTCAATGATGTATCTCTGACCATCAATCCCATACTGAACGACATTACCAAGTCGTCATTGTATCCTTTTCTTGCCTGAGCCTTCCCGTCGTTCCATATAAATACTCGAAGTTCATTCATAAATCTGCGAGATTTGATAATTGGGGATTTCTCCGAGAAGTACATGGAAAGTTTTGATATTAGAATCGGTCGGGATTTTACGGTAATGGAATATCCGGGAACCATATCTTCCTTCTGCTTCAAATCATACGCCTTTCTCAGATGTATGTTTTCATCCAAATAAGGATCGTTTTTGAAACTGTAATACAGATTCTTGTATCCGGAATCAATCACTACCTGAATGGTTGACCATCCTATATTTCTGTTATCTATTATCAACAATGCATTGTTGTATTCGGTTGCTATTGATACCAACAGATTACCAAACATTTGGGTATCTATTTTTCCTTTGAATTCTGCAACCTGCTCAACTGTTTCTACATCAATTATATGAAACGCTGAGTAGTCCTCACCATCACCACGAGCCGGATCGGCGCATACAATATAACTTCGAGTATAATCTGCATACTTCCAAACCCACAAGTCTCCACCGATGCCTCGTTTTTCAACAGGATCGCATACCTGATTTGATTCGTACCAATCCAGTATTTCTGATTCTATAACAGTATGACCCGAACTTAAAAAGTCAGCGTCACATTCTTGACTGGCGAGTCGTTTTCCAAGCAGTATATCCTGCTGATCTCTCCACGTTTGATCTCTATCGGGATGCAAACTCCATGGGAGGAGTATAGGTACAAATTTTTCAAGTCCTTCCGTTACAGTTCCTTCACTTGCCTCTTGCCATGTTTTGTGAAACAATCCGGATGCACCGTTCGGAGTTGACAACATTATACAACTTCCACCAGTAGCCAGTGTCATTTGTGATGATGCCCATATCTCTTCAATATCCGGAATAAAGGCTGCCTCATCCAAAATCAACAAACTGAGTGCTTCGGATCGAGCCGCATCGGGACTGCTGGCTACTGCCTTAATTTCCGATCCGTTTGTAAAAGAAATTGACAATTTGTTGTTGTTTACAATATTCAAACCCTGTTTCAAAAATGCCGGAAGAAATTCCCACATCAATTGAACTTTTTGTACAAGGTTCTTTGCAACATCTTGTTTGGTCGCAATAACAAGAATCTTGTAATCATGGTTGAATATCATAGAGTGGAGTGCATGACCTGCCACCAGTGTGGATATACCCATCTGCCTCGATTTCAATACAATATTGAAACGATTGTCTTTGAAATTTCTGAGAGCATCTTCCTGAAAGGGATACAAATTGAATAATACTTTTCCCTTTATAGGATGTTGTATTTTTGCATATTTCTTGAAGAAATGTACTGGGTCAACCGCGCATCTCAAAAATTCTTGTTGGATGGCTTCTCTTAAATTGGACTGATCTGACATTACTCGGTAAACCTTTCCATGGTTTTTTGCTTAAAAGTTTCATATTGCTCTCGAATCATTTTTTTAAATGATTCCGGATCCTGAAACGACCATTTTTCTATCGGATTGATGTCGCTCTCATCCCCGGCAAAGTTTATATCGTCAGCCGCTTTCAGCAATATCTCAACTTCCGAATCTGCCATCTGAAAAAATGAATTTGCATTCGCTTCCATCTTTTTGAGAGCATATTCATTAAACTGACCTGTCATTTTCAAATGCGTTTCATACGATACCAAGCATTCTTCGCACATTCCAACCATTCTGCGGAATTTTTCATCCAGTCGAGTCGGTTGAGAACAAGTGCATACTTCTTTGCGGCAATTTGGGAATGATAGTAATGCTTCTCGAATTCTCTGTATTTCGGCAGAAACCTCGGGATGGACATTCGTACTTACTCTGTATCCATCTTTCTGCTCATACCAAATTGAGTTTCCGGATATATCTTTCTCTTCCCAAACTTCTCCCACCTCTCGTTTTTTGTTCTTTGCTGCCTGAGCAGCAGTATCAGAGAATCCCACAGAAGTTTTCGTTTGGCTTCTGTGAGTTCCGTCAAGCATTTGTCGCAATGCTTTGATGTTTTTTAATTTAGACATCTTCTCGTGTGTTTTCTTGTTGGTTTACAAAATCAATGAATCGTTGTTCGGGTATGCCGAGTATTTCAGCAAACATTAGTATTGCTTTGTACTTGTCGCTTGGTAATTTAATTGCTCCAAGCATACTCATAAACTTTGAGTTTTTTTTCAAAGCATCCATTATTAGAATGGTATTTGCAGCGGCCGTAGCTTTATGCCCAATTTCTTCATATAGCATTCTGAGATTACTCATAGGTTGTCCTGTTTTTATTGTAAATATCAATTAAAATTGGAACTAATGCTCCAAAAGCACCAGTCAATTTATACATTTTATTATTCCATGGAACAACCAGTCCTTCAATCGGAGACAACTTGTTAGCGCCGCCTATCTTCGAAAATGTAACCATAGAATCATCGTACTTCTGTCGTTGTGTTTCCGGCAAACTGTCATAGTCAATTCCGGATATAATGTTCAATATTGTATTTTTATTCGACCAGTCCTGTACGTTTTTCTTGCAAAATTCATATATAATTATCGAACCAAACTTTAAAATCAACCTACGCAGCATATTTTTTACATCAAACGGAGCATCTGATATATATTTACAATTTGCGGCAGACTGTAACCTTCTCAACTCAGATAAGAATTCTTCTTCAATTTCTTGCCCGGATACTGGTCGTATATCGTATAGTTTTGATACTTTAACTTTATAGTTTTTTCCTGAATATCTATTCGTATCAAATGGAATATTGGTATCTCTACTCATCTCGTTTCCAGTAGAATCGTAGGTTATCATTGAGTGCAAATAAATCTCAGGTTCTGTACACTTCAATACAGTCGCATTCTTTGGATCAAGTATTTCAAAATTTACAAATGTTCTCCCACTCCCAAATATCTTGTTCAATTCGTTGGCTGGCATTCCTTCACACATGTCCGAAATAGCAGTCATTGCGTCCGCAAATACTCTTTGAACAAGCGGTTTGTGGGTATATTTGTCTATCAGTTCCTCAATACTCAGTGGAGATGCAGCGGTCGTTTTGTTTCGGGCTGCTTTGAATTTTCCACCACTATATGTAACCTGCAAGTTGTATCCATCTCGCTTTATTGAACCTTGGGTTTTTCCGGAACATACATCGCTTATAAATGCCCCTAAATCGTCCCACGTTGCGTTATCTTCATACGGATGTAGAATGTGTCTACTAAAACCGTATGTTTGATTCTGAGCCTTATTATCAAAGTTAGGAGACATTCCAAAGGCTTCCGTTATATCGGGATGAAATCTCTTCTTAAAAAGATATTGCAAATTGGGATCGTAGTATCCCATTATAGCAGCGAATTCCCGCTGAGTTACCAATGGTAAAGTTCTCCGTAGAAAAGTACCACTCAATTCTTCTGTACTTCCCATATATGCGGGAATTTTTATATGAGGAAGTTCTATGACATATCCACCCTGCGACACCGGAACGAGGTCTCTCTGCCCGTAATATTCTCTAAACCATGTCGGACTACCATCTTTTTTTGTCAACGGAATTCGCCCACTGTCCTTTTCACCGACAGCAACAATCAGAGATGTTGTTTTTTGATTAAACCTTTGTAGTAACTCAATAGGCTTATAAGGTTCTTTTGTCTCTATAACATTTTCCGGAAGAACATTGTATTTTAAAATAGCTTGTCTTTTTTCTTCAAAATTCAATGGGCTGTTCGTGTCTGTCCGATTACTTGTACAGATATAAACATTTGCCTTGCCAAATGCACTGCATAACCATTCGTAATTTTTAAAATGATGTGGGCCGAATGGTTGAAATCTGCCGGGATACGCAACAATAGTTTTCATATTCTAATTTCGTGTTTAATTACTTTTGCGACTGTCGCAACATATATAGTCCATGCTCCGGAAGAAGATGGGCCAAGAGAATAGTTTACTTGTACAAGTCCGTCACTCGCGTAGTCAACACCAGTAACTGAATACCAACTATTCAAATCAGCCTTTCCCGTGAATGTAGTTCCGTAACCGCCGAGTCCTACATATTGTGAACTCGATTGCGCGACATATCCTGAAAGTCTCGGTTTAACCGTGAAATCCAATGGATTTGATAAGGCTCTGAACTGAGTTACGGATG